AATGGCAAACCTACTATAGATTGGATTTAATATGATTAAAGTTAAACTAGAACCTATTGATGTAGAACTGGCTCTTAATACTGCTAGTAAAAGATTTATTGGTAATCTTAAAATGGGTAAGGGTTTTTCTTATGGTTATCAAGGCGACTATAGAAAACAAATAGCTGATTCTTTTTTAGGTGCTTTAGGTGAAGTTTGTTATGCAAAAGCATTTAATAAATATTTTAATAATTCTTATACCGACAATTTAGAAAGATATAATGATTCAGATTTTCAAGGAAAAATAGAAATAAGAACTCAAGAAAAAAAAGATTATAATTTTTTACTGATTAGACCTGGAGAAAAAAAAGGAAAATATATTTTAATTATTCATGAAGGCGATTTTGAATTTTCTATTTTAGGTTGGTTTCCATTTATAAATGATATGCCAGAACGATTAACTAACTTTGGTTATACTAATAGACCTGCAGTTTATAAGGTGGACATAAAAGAATTAATGGACATGAATGACCTCTAAAGTTGTACTAATCTATGTTCAGTTTATTGACAATATTTGTATTTTTTAATAATAAAGAATTATGTTGAAAGAAATAGGAAAAGAATGGGAAACATTTACAGCAGATCATTTATCACCATCGCAATTAAATAAAAATATAGACCAATGGTATTATGATTATAAAGTTTTAACTGCAGCTCAAAGAAAAGCATTAAAACCAAATATGAAAATGATTTTTGGAGGTTTGGCAGGTCAAGCATTTCAAGACATGATTGTTTATAATTTAACATTAGATGAAATTATGAAGGGAAAAAAATGACAGATCCAATAATGATGCAACTGGCTAAGTTACAAACTAGGGTTAGAAACTTAGAAGAAGATAATAAAAGATATTCTAAAAAACTTATAGAAAGAGATGATGAAATTACAGCTCTTAAAAAAAAGATTGCTGATCATGAACTGAAAGAAAACATGATAGCAAAGAATAAAAGTTATTTAGAATTAAAGGTTCAAAAAGATATTGACCAAATTAAAGAAAATAAAAAAATAATTAAGGAAGGAAATAAAGATGAAGTTACGACCACAAACAACAGAAGAAAAAAATAAATCTTCAGGTGGATTTAAAGAACGAAGACAACAATGTCTGGATGCTTTAAAAAATATTCCAACTGTAAATATTAAAGGTAAAAAATATTCTACAGTCAATGAAAGACACAAACATTTATTACAATATTTTCCAGAGGCAAGATTTAATGAAGAAATATTATTTCATGATGCCGACAGAGTTATTGTAAAAGTAGAATTATATATTAGTGATGTTATTTATTCTGTAGGTCATGCAGAGGAGTTTAGAAACTCATCATTTATTAATAAAACAAGTGCATTAGAAAATGGATCATCTTCGGCATTAGGTAGATGTTTAGCTGCCTTTGGCTTATCTGGTTCTGAATATGCTAGTGCTGAAGAATTAGTAAATGCTCTAAATAACCAAAATACAAATACCAATAAACCAGTTTCAATTAAGGATGAGATTAAAAAGCAAACAACTGAAACCAAGTTAACAGCTCTTTATTCTAATTGGAAAAAGAATAACAATGAAGATGAAGAAATTGAAAAGTTATTCGATCAACAACAACAACTAATCAAGAAAAATGGAGGACAAACTAATGTCAACAAATGGTAATGCAAAACAAAAGGATTTCGTATTATTCCCTTTTGATTCTAATAATGAAAAAGCTATCAAGATTTCTTTTTCAGGTAATGTAACTTTAGACAATGGTAATAAAGGAACGATACTTGGAGTCAAAGGAGTATCAAAAGATGGTAATTCAAAATTTGTCAGAATTTTTGCTCAAGTAGGAGTAGTTTTTAAAGGTGATGATAAATTTACTGGAGAAATGAACTATCCTGATGCAGGAGGACATAAAGGTTTAATCGGTTGGTTAAATGATGAGGGGACTATTCTTTCAGGATATAAGAATGATCCTAAACCAAAACAAGCTAAACCACAAAGTAAAGAAATTCCATTTTAATTGATTAAATATTTTTATTTATTCATGATTTTTGTCAATGGAGAAACTTTCATTTATAAAGCTCCCTTAGAATCCATGACAAAATGCGACCAGGTTATAGAGAAGATAGCTCAGTCATATCCTGGTCGTAATGGAATATTTTATAATAATAAAAGAATACAAGTGTATTGGTGTAAAGATGAACAAGGAAACTATGTCGGATAATGTAAAATTTATTACTGAACTAGAACGACTGCTAAACCAAAAGCAAAATGATTATGGTCATTTTGATAATACCTCTTATGTCATGGCAGGAATTTTAGAAAAGTATTTATCAGTTTATAATAATGTTGAGGTTAAAGTACCATTAAAGTTCTTTGGTATTTTTATGATTTTTTTAAAACTTTGGAGAGTTATGCAATCAGATAGCTATAAAAAAGATAGTTTTGACGATATTAATGGCTATGCAGAATTATTAAGGAGGCTAGTAGTTAATGAGCAAGATAAGAGGTAAAAGACCTATGACTCCTAAAATGGATAGGCTATTGCAATTTATAAAAAATTACACTAAAAAGAACAATTATAGTCCGACTTTTTCAGAAATGGCAAATGAGTTGGGGTATAAAAGTAAAAATTCTGTTTCTTCTTTGATTAAGAAATTAGAAGAAAGAAACGAACTAAAAAGAGACTTTGCTGGTTACAGTAGAAATGTAAGTATAAATGAAAAGAGTTGAAAAATTATCTATTTTCCAGTTTGAGGCTAATTTTAGAGAAATTTTTGATGGTGAAACTATTGAGGAAGCTACTCAAAAAGCTCATTTATCAAAAAAACCTGGAGATGCTGCTGAAATTGAAGTCACCGATAGCAGACTTTCTAAGGTAAATATAAAAACAATCGGTGAGGAGAATGATGGCTCTAAGTAATAGTAATGTTAGGCTATACGCAAAGTTGGATAAAGCACACAAGAAGATTATGGGTGCAAGAGAAAGAGGAAGACAATGCGTACATACTCTACAAAACTTTAAAGAATACAATCAATTGTATAGAAGAATTGTAGAAGCCGAAAACAAAGATGCTATATTTTTATATACTTAATTAAGTATATATCAAAAGTTGTTAAAACTTCTTAGGGGTACTATACTCTAAATTAAAAATAGAAAGAAAGAACATGAAAATAACAGACAAAACCAAATTAATATTTGACGAAGAAAGATTATTCTATGCTGAGATTGGCAGACGAATCAAAGAAGCTAGAATAAAAAAATATAATCAATTTACTGGCAAACAATTTAAAGTTAGCTTAGTTACTTTAGCAGCAGCTTTAAAAACAACTTACCAACAAATAGCCAAGTATGAATCTGCTGAAAATCGAATTCCATTAATCAAATTAGTACAAATTAGTAAGCTACTAAAAAAACCATTATCTTATTTCTTAGATGATTTTAATGGTTCACCAGATATTGCCATAAAGTTTAATCAAGCCTTTGCTGATGCAATTGATAAACTTGAGGATAATATTTAATGTTTGTTCCATTATTAGATAAACTCAATAAGATAGTTCCTGAATTACATCAACAAGAAGAATTTGATTATTACTGTTCTATTCTACCTAAGATGATTGCTAATGGTCATGCAGCTCATCAATCTATTCCAGGTTATGAAACTTGCAAACCTGAGATTGAGGCTTTTAGATGGTTTGATGGAATAACGATTCCTATTCATGGCTTCTGTGATTTAAAAGGGGACAAACTTATTATTGAAGATAAATGTAAGTTTCCCAAAAGAGGTAGGGTTAAAAAAGATGGCACTAGGTCTTGGCTAACCAACAAACTACCAGAGGATAGACCAGAGGCTTTTCATTTATTGCAAATAGATTTTTATTGGTCAGTATTTAAAGTGCCAGTTTATCTTTGTTATATTAATGAGGAATCTTTTAAAGTCTTCCATGCAGGTAATTGTGATGAACTAAAAGAAGAAAATATAGAAAGAAGAATACCTAATCTTATTCAAAGATGTAAGGTAAGACAAAATTTAATGAGAATTAGCTCAGATCCTAAAGTAGTTAAGGACTATATTCAGCCTCAATTCGATCATTACTTTTGGCGAAATGAAGATGAGAATTATCTTAAAGATGCTATGAAATTTTGGGAAAGTTAATTACCAATCAAAACTAGACTTAGGTTTTAAATCGTTCTGTCTAACGCAATTATAATGAGCATTTTGATATTTGTATTTACCATAAACAATTTGACCAATTGGTACAAAAGAATCTTCATTAGTCATATCTTTGTTGCAATATTTACATTTACCAACATCAATAATTTTTAATTTTGACTTTACCCAAGTCTTATTTTTAGACATACCTATAGTATTTACCCCTCCATCATACCCAGTTGACAAGCAACTACACCTAGTAACAATTTAACTTCTAGCAGTTCTTCTAGCTCTTTTTAAAGCCTTATCAGATACAGTGCCTTTACCTGGTTTGCTCTTACCAGATTTTTTAGCTTTATTCATATAATAGTAAAGTCCTTTTTTAACAACTCTACCATCTTTAGTTCTATGATAACCTTTTTTAACTTTTTTCATTATTTCTTTTTTTTCTTTTCCATACCTTTTAGTTTTTTCTTTCTAATAGTAGCATAGAATATTGGTTTAGCTTTTTTACCATACTGCTTTTTCATAGCAGCTAACATCTTTTTACCTTTTTCTGTAAGTGGCATTAGTATTTCTTATTTTTCATTTTCTTTTTTTTCATCTTAGCTTTCTTAGCTGCAGCCTTACCTTTTTTAGTGTAAGGATATTTTTTTCCATTTACCATTGGCATAGTTATCTCCTATTTGTGTTTGTTTTTTCTTCCCATATACCAATCACTAGGTTCATAGTTCCATCTTTTACCATGATGACCTCTAAGATCAGCATATAACATTCTAGTTTTCACTAAGAATTTTA